AGCCACGGGCCAGCCTGGCGCCGGGCTCCGCAGTGGCGCTGCTCACCGCAGCGCGTGCAGTGCGTCCACTTGCGGTACTGGGCCCAGGAGGCCCAGGCGCGGCGGGCCTGCTCGGCGAGCGTCACGCGCGCACCTCCTTCACGATCCACTTCGTCCCCTGCCGGTCTTCCGGGCGAGCGGCCAGGATCACCACGCCGCCGTCCGGCGACTGCAGCCGCCAGCCGCAGAGGATCGCCGCCCACGCTCCTGCGGCATCGAACCCGTAGCGCCGCTCGGCGTCGGTGATCGTGCCGATCGTCTTCTCGGACTCGGTCATGCGCTCACCTCCTCCGACCGCGCGACGTCGATGCGCTGGTCGAAGTGCTCGGCGTCCCAGTGACGGAAGTCGCGACCGCCGTCGAGCCATTCGATGCGCGCGATGCGCTCGCTCGGCTCGTCGCGAATGATGTCGAGCACGGTGTAGACGAGGCTGCCCTTGTTGAGCACTTTGTCGCCTGCCTGAAGATCGCGGACTGCGACCTCGGTGATGCGTGCCATGTGGTTCCTTTCGTTGGATTGCACTGGACACATTTTACCGGAACGCCGTAGACGTTCTCAGTCGGGGCAACGAAAACGCCGCATGCTTGCAGGGGTTTTCCGAAACCCGCCCACGCAACCAAGCCGTTTGAAAACTTAACAATCGGCTGCGCGTGTTCTCCACGCGGGCAACCGGCAGGGAGGCAACGCGATGTCGGAATGGTGGGAGCACGCAAGCCCCGGCGGGCCGATGGTCGGACCGTCGTTCATCCGTCCGCTCTACCCGCCCGACGCATCGAAGAAGGACAAGAAGCCGTCGACCGACGGGGACGACATCGTCGCGATCAAGCGCGCTGTCTGGAGGAGCGGTCACTGGCAGGGGCCCGCCGATCGCTTCGACCAGCAGTTCTCGAACAGCTTCGCGCACGGGAGCTCGCCCAACGTCTCAAGCAACGGTCTGGCCGGTCTGCAGCGCCAGAACAACATCGACGCCACCGGTTGGATGGGCGAGCATACGTACAACCTGATCCGCTCGGCGCGCATCAGTGCCGGTCTCCCCGGTGCCGGTGAGCCGATCCTCGACGCGACGGCGATCAACCTGCTCGCCATGTTCAAGGCGACGTACATGGGCGACACCTCGACGGTGCGTCTCGCAGCACTCGCGAAGGCGAAGACGTACATCGGCTACAAGGAGTCACCCGGCGGCACGAACTGCAACATGTTCGGCGCCTGGTATGGGATGAACTACGAGCCCTGGTGCGCGATGTTCTGCACCTACTGCTTCGAGCTCGGTAGCGACGGCGGCTCACCGAGCTTCGCCAAGGGCTCGCGATACAGCTATGTGCCCTACGTTCTTGACGACGCGACTGCGAAGCGCAACGGGCTGCAGGTCACGAACGCGCCCGTCCCCGGCGATTTAGTGCTGTACGACTGGGACGGGGGAGCGTTCGACCATATCGGGATCTACGACAGCGGCGACAGCCACGAGTGGTACGCGATCGAGGGCAATACTTCGGTGAGCTCGGACAGCAATGGCGGCGAGGTAATGCGACGCTGGCGCACGCGCAGTCAGATGCAGCGCGTCGCGTTCGTGAACGTCAAGGAGTGACGTGCTCGCCAACGTGACTCTCGACTGGCAGACGGTGATCGTCGCCATCTGCGCGCTGCTCGTGCTCGCCTTCGTCGCCGTCGTCTGGTTGACCCGCGACCCGCGCTCCCACCACGTTCGCGTCGGGCTGTTCCTCGAACGCGACGACAAGCTCGTAGAGGAGGACGGCCTGCATGACCAAGAAACAGATGTCTGACCAGGTCGCGAACTGGCTCGGCCTGCAGTCGATCGCCGCCTACGACGAGACGAAGATGATCAACGACCTGCTCTACCAGGGCACGATCGACCTGCTCGCGCGCACCCGTTGCGTCGTGCGCTGCGTCGACCTGCACACGCAGGCGAACGTCAGCACCTACACGCTCGACCATTCGATCCTTTCGCTGGTCGACGTCGAGAACGGCTCGACACCCCGAGGCCGCCGCGACCAGAGCTCCTGGCCGTCGTTCACGCTGATCCGCTCCGACGTGCTGCGCTTCAACCCGACGCCGACCGAGGACGGCGAGGTGCAGGTCTGGGCGGTCCTGCGCCCGCAGCAGCTGGTCGGCGACACCGACTCGGTCGGTAGCGAGCAGTTCGGCGCGATCCCCGAGGAGTTCCAGGACGCGATCGTTACCTACGCGCTCTGGAAGGCAGCCGACTACGCCGACGACCAGCGCTCCGCCGACGGCGAGCGTTACCGGATGCTCTACGAGGGCCAGGACGGCCGCGCCGGTCGTCTCGGGCAGATCAGGGCCGCCGTCAACAAGCGCGGCACCGCACGCGCACCGGGCCGCCGCGTGCGCCTGCGCACCGTCTCCAGCCACGACTACTGGATCGGCTGATGGGAGCACCGAGCTCCCTGCTTGGGAACGCCCGCGCCTTCGCCCGTGACTTCCCGCGCGACCGGATGCCGCCCGGCTACCTCTGGGACGTCGTCGACTACGTGCCGACGGTGATCGACGCCAACCTTTCGAGCCGCGGTCCCTGGATCTGGGGCTCGGCGGCGATGACCGGCGACGCCGAGACGGGCATCTACGCGCCTTACCTGAACGGCGACAAGCTGCTCGTGCAGACGACGAACGGGCGCCTCTTCGAGGTGCTGCCCGACTCGCCGTACACGGTCACCGACCGCGGCGCGCTGCCGCGCGCACGCCAGAACCCGATCCTGTTCGTGGACACGGTCGTGCACTTCGACACGGCGAGAGCGATGACGCCGCGCCTGATCACGAACGTCGGCGGCACCCCGACGATCGGGGCGGCAAATGGGGCACACAAGTTTTCGCCGGTCGGCTGCGTCTACAAGTCAAGGCTCGTCACAGGCGGTGCGCCCGGCGAGGAGAACCGCGTCCGCTTCAGCGTCGTCAACCAGCTGCTGACGGCGGCTGCGAGCTACGACAACCTCTCCTTCATTGACACCGACCTGCCGGTCTCGGCGCTGGCGGCGCTGCGCGCGGTGATCCTCGTCTTCCACCCGGGCTCGGTCGGACGGATCCGCGGCGCCACCCCGCCCTCCTCCCCGGACGACGACGGCGACATGAACCCGGAGCCGCTCTTCGACCGCGCCGGGTGCAGCGAGCCGCGCACGATCGCTTACTGGAACGACAATGTGATCTTCGCCGACGAGCACGGCGTGCACGTCACCGACGGCGCCGTGATCCGCAACCTCGTCTCGCAGGGCAGCATCCTCTACTTCTGGCGGATGCTCTACCAGTACAAGCTGACGATGGCGGCTTGCACGTTCCTCGACTACTACCTGATCACCGTCCGCCGCACCGACGGGCTGAACGTGACGCTCGTCTGCGACCTGAACAAGCGGCAGTGGTTCCGCTTCTCGAACTTCTACGCGCTCGTCTACATCGCCTCCTCGGGTGGTGGCGGCATGGAGCGCGTCTGGGGCGGGATGGCAGGCTCGAACCGGCTAGCCCGGATCGGCCCGACCTTCTTCCCCGACCTGACGCTCGGCCTAACCGCCGACGCTGACGGCACCCCGGTGCTGCCGGTGATCGAGACCCCCTGGTACCGGCTCGGCAAGGAGGGCCGCAAGCGCGTCCGCTTCGGCTATTTGTCCTACGACGTTCGTACTACGGCGACGGTGACCAGGCAGCCGGAGTTCGAGCCCGAGGCGCTGGCCCCGCCGCTGGTACCGCCCGAGCTCCTGGCGACGCTCGCACCGGTGCTCGACGTCGGCTACGTCGCCTCGCCGCAGGACCCCGCCTACGTCTCGATGGGCGGCCTGCCGCCGACCAACGGCTACACCCGCTACCGGCTGCCGCTCGGCCAGTTCCCCTACGGCGTCGCCTTCCGCGTCAAGCAGACGGCGCCGGGCGTGGTGACACGCATCTTCGACCTGGCGACTGAGGCGCAGCCCGGCGAGTCGAGCCGCATATGAGCACCAGCGAAGACGCACTGCGCTCCGCTGGTGGCCGCGTCGGCCCCGCCGACGACAGGCCGCTGACCGAGCAGGAGTTCCAGCTGCTGCAGCGGCTGCTCTCCGACCCCTTCTCCTTCCCGATCCAGTACAAGACCTGGCTCGTCTCCTACCTGGAGACCTCAGACCTCTCGTTGCCGATCTCCGCGATCCAGGGGCTGACGAACATCCTCGGGATCGCCGGTGTGGGCGGCGGCACGCTCGGCATCCTGCCCGCCGGAATCATCCTCCCCTTTGGCGGCGTCTCCGCCCCGCAGGGCTCGCTGATGTGCAAC